AAGAGGTGGTACTGGTAGAGCAAATATGGTCAGTGCACCTAGCAACGCAGTGTCTCCTAGCGAATCAGAATTTGTAAACAAGTACCTAAGTGCTTATTCAAGTTCAATCAACAGAAGAAAAGATGTAAGCACAGGAAACGCATCAGTTGTGTGTCCAAACTGTGGTAGCAGAGTGACACCATACAACGGTAGATGTCCTGTTTGTGGTAATCCACTTTAATGTGATAAACTAAAAATAAGCAAAAGGAATTTCTTCCTTACGGGGTGGTAAAAACTACCCCGTTTTTTTATTGAAATTTGCAACATTTTTGCAACATAACACCCCAAAAAACCCATTTTTGCAACCGTTTTGCAACATAAAAATGTCCTTTTCACGCCATTTTATGATACTTTCTGTACATTAAAAAAAGCCCTATTTTAAGGATTTTAATGAAAAAACCCCCATTTTATAGGGGTTTTCATACGTTCATTCATCATTCCAACTAAAGGGCTCTCACGTGCCTATTTTATTGGCTTTTTTGCGATTTTGCAACAGAATTGCAACATAGATTTTTAGCTCAAAAGTTTAATTGCGTCGTTTTTCAGCTTCTGAGAGGAGTTCGCATAGCCTAAACTCATACTGTATTGTGCGTGTCCTAACAGTTCCATAGTTGTCTTACTGTCAGCACCTTTTGTGACAAGAGACGTTGCCATATTGTGACGTAGCATATAAAGATTAAACTTAATATCAGTGCCCTTAAGCAATCGTGCAATTATGTTTCCTACGTAATCCGAATTAAGATATCGTCCATCATCCTTTAAGAATAATTCGTGTGTCGTACTGAACTCAAATAATTCTTCCAAGATTGGTTTGAGTTGTGGATGAATAGGAATCATACGCACAGAATTGTGTGTCTTACACTTTGTTATGACGTACTTTTCGTCGTTGTTAGAGCCAAGTTGTTTGTTGACACTGATATAATTTCCCACAACGTCGTCTCTGGTGAGTGCCTCTGCTTCCGCTGGTCTCATTCCTGTGTAGTACAAAACTTCAATAAGAAAGTAAATTAATCTTTTGTTATATCCGTTTACATTTGACGACAATATTATGCGTTCTACCTCTAGAATGGTCTTTCTGTCTGTTATTGTTGTTTTCTTTTGTTTAAATATTCTTGATTTGGGTTTTTTAATACCTGCCATTAAGTCTACATTCAGATATTCACAATTTAATGCGTGTTGAATGATTGATTGTTTATAGATTGTATAGATTCTAGAAATACAATCATCACTGCACAAATTCGTGATTGAATTTAAGTTGCTTATAATATCTGCTTTTGTTAATTGCTGAACAGGAATGTCTTTTGTATAAATGAATCTGTTAAACAATCTTTCTTTTTTTACTTTTGTGTTATAACTTTCAGAACAAGTATTAATGTAATCTTCAAACACCTCTTTTACCGTTGTGTTTCTTGCCTTTAAAATCGTTTTGTTAAGCATTTGATACTTGGTTTTATCTCTAAACACTATTGCCGTATCAAACGCAAGTTTTGCCGAGCCATAAGTCTTTTCACTGAATGAACGTGTGATTGTGCAATCGTCTATTCTCATATAGACTTGAAATGTCCACAATCCGTTTTTGCCTTGTCTTTGTGTAATAAAAGGCTCTTTTCTAAACTTACCCATAATTCCTCCTTTCAGAATAAGTTGAAAGTTAATTTAAAAAAGACTTAATACGAAGCCAACGATGGCTAAAATTAGCATAACGTGTGGTGCATCAAGCACACCATTTTCAAAAGGTACAAAAGCGTGCATTTGTCTCCAATAGAATACCAAATATAGTACATAACCTATCGACATTGACGCTAGTACGAAAAATATTGAGTGGATAATCATTTCGTCTTCTCCTTTCTGTTAATCCTTGTTTTGTAATCGTATCATTTCATCCATCGTGAATACAAGATACAAATACTTTAATATGTCCGTTTTTGATTGTTCTGGTAAATTGTCAAATTCATCATACAAGGCGCACCAGTACTCCCTTGTAATGTGTTTTTCAACGAGGTCAGAATATTCTATTTTGATGTATTTGTCTTCTTCTGCCACGTAGTAGTCGATGGTAGAATTTACCTCCATCGGTACATCTTCGCCAAGTAGCCAAGGAACGCTAACATTTAAAACGCCAGCAATAGACAATACGTTTTTTGCTTTTGGTTTATACTTGCCACTCATATAACAAGATATGGTTGCTCTACCGATGCCCGTACTGTTTGCAAGGTCAATTTGTCTGTATTTCCTTAGCTTCATAGCCTCCTTCAGTCTGCTAGGAAAATCGTCCATTTTATCTACCCCCTAAATAGAATTTATCATAATCGTTATGAAAACGCAACAATTTTCAAAAAAAATGCAAAAAGTAGTTGCGAAATCAAAACAAATGTGTAATAATACAATTGATGATATGAAAACGAAACATAAGTTTCGGAAGCATAACAAGAAAGGAGAAAAGAAATGATAGAGAATCAATTATCTAATGCTAAGTTAAAAGGTAGAATAATTGAAAAGTTTGATTCGGTTACTAATTTTGCTAACGCAATCAAAAGAAACAGGTCATCAATTTCTTTAATTCTTAATGGAAAAGCCAAAATGAAACGTGAAGACATTGCTTTGTTTTCGTCGGCTCTAGACATTAAGAATGAAGAGATTGGTGACTATTTTTTTTAAATTTCAAGTTGCGAAATCTAAACAACTGATTTAAAAGCAAAACATTCCTATCTCCTAATGAGTGCGCCACTTAAAACCCAAAATTCCTTCAGTGTGTGACGTAAATAAGTTCATTTATCGAGGTGGCGCATTCACTAGGGGGTAGGAAAAAGAAAGGAGACATATGGAAAAGTTGTTATCACTCAAAGAGGTATCTGAACTATTGGGTTATTCAAAAGACCCTAAGTACAGATTTGTAAGAGAACTAAGAAAAAAAGGTGAACTGCCAGGTGCAAAAATCGGTAGAAAATTAATGTTCAAAGAAAGCGATGTTAAAGACTATATTGATTATCAATTCAAGATACAGAATTACTAATAAAAACGAGTGCCTTATTTAAAAGCACTCAGAGACGAAAAGTTCCACTCAAAAACTTTTCATAAAAATTATATCACAAAGGAGGAAATATGACAGATATAAAAGTAGAAAAAACAATATATGAACTATTACAAGAAGTTAGATTAGAACTTTCTAATACAAAGTTAGAAAAAACAGGATACAACAAACACCTAAACTTTAAATACTTTGAACTAGGAGACTTTGTACCAACTGCTACTAAATTATTTGCAGAAAAGGGATTGTGCCCAATATTCAATATAGTTTATGACTCAAACGGAATAGAAATAGCGGTGTTAAAAATCGTTAAAGGTTCTGAAACAATTCAGTTCTCAACACCAACAGACACACCTTCGAATATGAGTGGGATTCAAGCTCTAGGAGCAAAAATCACTTATTTAAGAAGATATTTGTACTTAATCGCTCTAGATATAGTTGAAAACGACGTAGTAGATGCATCAATCACAGAAAATAAGCCTAGCATCGAAGAAAAGAAGGCTACTGATAAACAAGTAGAAATGATTAAAGGCTTATACGACGAAGAAAATATCGCAAAAATCTTAGAATACTACAACATTGAAAAATTAGAGGACTTGAATTTAAAAGATGCCTCAACAGTTATCGCAAAAAAGAAAGGTAAATAATATGGACTTACTAAAAGAAAGCAAACTAGCCCTAAAAGACGAATTTAATGCCTTGTTTTCTCCCGAAGACATTGAAATGTTAGTTAAATTTGATGAACTGGAGAAACGAGTTAAAGCAATGAAAGATGCTAAAAACGAGTCGCTAAAACAATTCTTAATTGACAACGACTTGACTGAAGAAGGTTTTGAAAATAGCAAGATAAGAATATCTTATGTAAAGCCAAGCGTTAGAAAGGTTGTTGACACAAAAAAACTAAAAGAAGAAGGCTTATACGAATTGTATGTTAAGGACTCAAATGTGTCAGATAGCGTAAGGATATCAATCAAGTATGAAGAATGAAATCGAATATCTAGACGACGTACATAGTTATTTAATTGATGGCGTTTTGGTACCAAGTGTAAGCGAGTTAATCAGATTTAAGTTCCCAGATGCATATAAAGGTATTCCAGAAAAAATATTGAAACAAAAAGCATCGTATGGAACTAAAGTTCATGACTATATACAAAGGTTTATAGACAAAGAATTTACACTTGATGAACTAAAACAAAAAAACATTGACCCTAATATAAAAATTGCTGTCGAGCAGTTTGAAGAACTGAGAAAAAAATGGGCTTTCCAAATAAAAGATATGGAAAAAATCGTTCATTACAAGAATAAGTATGCAGGAAGATACGATATCAAAACTATAGATAACTTAATAATCGATATCAAAACTACATCCTCATTACACGAAGAATGGTTAGCCCTTCAGCTTGGTTTGTATCAAATGGCCGAAGACATAAGCAGTGGAATTAGTTATTGTATTTGGTTACCGAAAGGTAAAGCTGGAAAAGTGGTTGCTATCAATCCTTGGACACACAACGAATGTAAGGAATTACTTGATGAATATGAAAAGCATATTACAAACGATTGATGCGTGTTGGGTTTGTGGAGATACACGTAATCTGCACACGCACGAAGTGTTTTACGGAACGGCAAACAGGAAAAAAAGTATTCAGTATGGATTGCAAGTTAGACTCTGTGGTAGACACCACAACTTATCAAACGAAGGAGTGCATTTCGATGACGTGTTAGACACACAATTAAAAATGTTCGCTCAAAAAAAGTTTGAAGAAAAGTATGGTCACGAAAAATTTATGGAGGTTTTTAAAAAGAATTATTTATGAGTAAATATCACGCAGTAAGAACTGAAATAGATGGTATTAAGTTTGCATCTAAAAAAGAAGCAACTAGATACAGACAACTAAAACTTATGGAGCAAGCAAAAGCAATCCAAGACCTAAAACTACAAGTAGCGTTCCCGTTAATTAAGAAATCTAAATACGGAAGAGAAATCAAATACATAGCGGACTTTACTTATTACGACAACGGAAAATTAGTGGTAGAAGATACCAAAGGGTACCGAACAGATGTATATAAGTTAAAAAAGCGCCTAATGGCTGAGTTGTATGGGGTTGAAATAAAGGAGACTTGATGGGATTGACATTAATTAAAATTTTCAAAGATAAGGGTAGTGCTAGATTTTATTACTCGCCAGATTTATATAGAGGTGTTGTCGAAGTCGAATGGGTATGCGTCACACAAGAAAGGTCCACTAAAAATCATCAAATTGTGTTCGGTATCAAAGGAAGGGTGCCAAATAGCAAAAAGTTTAATAACAAAGTTAAACAAATAATAAAAGCCTTGACTCTAAATCCCTTAGATAAACTCACACTTATAGACGTTAAAGACATCAACGAAAATTATCAAACAATTATTAAATTTATAAAGGAGACGAAAAATGAAACACACTCAAATTAATGACGTATTAAATTTTATGAAGACCCACAAAAGTGGTATTACAT